GTGCTTAAAAGATGACCCCGATGTGATTTTGGGATACGGATTTTGGGACGAGGACAAGCCCTTCACCTACATCAAACTTGCATGGCGAAGCGAAAAACTTAATTTAGAAAAAGAACTAATCGAAAGGATAAAACAACCATGAAAAAACTAAGCCACATTTATTTGCACAAGGCGTTTATGATGCCCGTTCTTAAACAAGAAATTAAGCGAACGCTTGATGATAAAACGTATCCAGGAATTGAAATGCACCTAGACGAATATGGCAACGTGCACATTAAGTGGAACGACTGCGAATTTGGATTTGATAAAGGCAATATCATGTGTTGGATTGCCGCCAAAGAAGAAAAAAAGACAAGGACTACAAAGAGTGCTTAAGATTGTTTTAGATTTTGTAAGAGCGTCTATTTTTTATTTGAGCGTTTGGTTTACGCGCTTTAAAGAACAAGCTTGGAAACCGTTTACAAAGCAACAGCAGAAAGTAAAAGCAACTAAGATTGCTTACAGGGCTGGCGAAAGCTATCGCCTGGGCGAATGCGTCGTTACTCTTGCAACATTTGGAGTTGAAGGAAAAGAAGAGGTTAGGAAAAAGATAGAGGCATTTAATGCATTAAAAGCGTTAAGGCATCAAGAACTCACAGAAAAAGCCGAAAAGATAATGCTCATGACGCCTGAGGAGCTCAAGGTTTACCAAGTTGATGAGTGGCTCAAGTCTAGAAAGGCGTTTAACGAAAAAAAATATTACGAGAATTTAAAATGAAATTTCTGATACTATTTATTGCAAGCCTTTCTTTTTCGCTAACTAACGACCAAGCATTTAAAGAAATCCATGGTGATTTTACATATACAAAACAAGAGCGCGTCGATGCTCAAAACAAAATGGAACAGGTTAGCAGACGCCTTGATAACTTTATTGATTTATCTGACGGGGCTAATCGGGCTCTGGGATCTATTATTAGACTAGACCGTAAAAAACCTAAGACGCCGAAATTAATTTAAAAACCGCAAAGAAAATTAGAAATTGAATGGAGCATGATTGATGGCCGCATTGTAAGAAATCGACAAAAGGACCAAAGAGATATTGGGGACTTTGAACCCATTTCCGAATGGCTTGCCCTTGCCTACGAAATAATTGAATTAAAACTTGGGTTTACAACTTGCCAAATACTAAGGCTCACTGACATTAAAACCATTAACTTTGCCCTTCGCGTCGTTTTTAATCCCTGCCGATATGGTTTAGTTGAATTTAACAATCACTTTGTTGGCGACAAGTACAAGGGTCTTGCGCCCGTAGTGAGTTATTGGAGTGTTGTAACCGGATGCTCAATTGGAACTTTTGGCGCTGGCTATTTCTTTGTTTGCTCGCCCTTTGGTTGGCTTATCGAGCTGGGAGTCCTTGAAGTAGTCGCCCCCAGGCTTTCACCCAAATTGTATAATTTAGCGTGTCAAACATAACGCGCGTTATTCTAACTTAGAGGTTAAAAAGAATGCCGTTTGAAAAAGGAAGACAAAAGACTGGCGGAAGAAAAAAGGGCACCAAGAATAAAAATAACCTACATGGAAAAATTTAGAGGAATGCAATTTTAGACGTTGTTGCAGCGATTATTGAAAGCATTGCAGCTCAACCTGATTACATGAGAGCTGATACGCTGATAAAACTTTTAGAGTTTATGTATCCTAAAAAGAAGGCTATGGACGTCAATATGCTATCGCCTCAAGACGTTGTGCCGTTAGTGAAGGGTTGGCTCCAAGATGGAACAACGCTTGAGCAATGAAGAAATCGCTTTATTTAAGGCGTTTCTTGCAAAAACAGAAAAGAAATCTTTTAACCTCGCAGACTTTTGTTTTGGTAAGCAACTCGACTTTGTGCAAGATTCATCACCATTTGCCACGGCCGTTTGTAGCGTTCGGGCTGGGAAAACCGTGGGATGCGCAGCTGACCTTATTCACACGTCTTTGCAGCGAGAGGGCATCGTGTGCCTGTACATCACGCTCAATAGATTGTCGGCAAAACGAATTATCTGGCCGGACTTACTTAGAATTTGTAGAGAGTACAACTTAGGAGCAAAAATCAATGAGTCTGAGTTATCACTTACGTTTCCAAACCGCTCAGTTATTTATATTTCTGGCGCTAAAGATAAGTCTGAAATTGAGAAGTTTCGGGGTTTGGCTCTTGCACTTTGCTATATCGATGAATGCCAAGCTTTTAGGGATTACATCCGAGAACTTGTCGACGAAGTTATCGCCAAGCGACTCTTCGACTATGCTGGCCGTTTACGACTTATCGGGACTCCAGGCCCCGTCCCTGTTGGATATTTTTATGAATGCTCTGTATCGAAACAATGGGCGCATCACTACTGGACGATGTTCGACAACCCCTGGCTTCCCATCAAGTCAGGACTCAGCCACGAACAAATCTTGCAGCGAGAACTTGACAGAAAAGGCGTTACACGAGAAGACCCCAGCATACAGCGAGAATGTTTCGGAAGATGGGCTTTCGATCCTAATTCACTCGTCTTCAGATACAACGATTCATTAAACGATTATGATGAACTTCCAAGCCTGGGAAATAATTGGAATTACGTTATTGGTTGCGATTTGGGCTTTGACGATTCTGACGCTATGGCTGTGCTTGCGTGGTCGGACCGAGATCCTAGATTGTTTCTTGTCGAAGAAGTCGTCAAAAACAAACAAGGAATCTCAGAATTTGCCGCCCAACTCGATACACTTATTAAGAGATATAATCCAACAAAAGTAGTTATAGACACTGGCGGCCTTGGTAAAAAGATTGCCGAAGAAATCACGAGGCGCTTTGCACTTCCTGTTAGTCCTGCGGAAAAACAAAGAAAATTTGAGTACATCGAATTATTAAACGATGCGCTTCGCACTCAGCGTTTCATGGCAAAAAAGAAATCTAGATTTGCCGAAGACGCTAAGCTTCTCGAGTGGGACCGAGATGAACCAAATCCTGATAAATTAAAGATAAAAGATACTTTCCATTCTGACATTTGCGATGCGGTATTGTACGCGTTTCGTGAAGCCTATCATTGGTCTTACAAAGAAGAAGTTAAACTTCCTAAGCCTTATACCGATAGATGGTACTCACAGCAGGAAAAAGAGATGTGGGACCAAGCGTTCGAAAGACAGCGTCAAATGGAGTCTTATCAAGATCCGTGGTCTGAGTAGTACAATTTAAAATTCAAACCGAAAGGGCGGTAATGAGTAACCTAAAAAGGGTTTTACACGTTTCCGATTGCCATCATCCATTCGTTAATAAATCAGCCTGGAAGTTACTTCTCGATGTTGGTAAAGCATTAAAGCCCCATGAAATTGTTATCCATGGCGACTTTTTTGATTTCTATTCTGTCTCACGACATCTTCTTGATCCGCAAATGGATTTTAGAACTTGGAAAGATGAAATGGCTGCAGCAAGAGAAGGCCTTGATGAGCTGATAAGAGAAGTTCCGCACAAAAGTCTTGTTTATTTAGAGGGCAACCACGAAAAGAGACTGATAAAATACATCCATGAAAAAGCGCCAAAACTTGCAGGACTCTTTAAAGCGGAAGAGTGCATGGGATTACCTAGAGATATTAAATACATCCCCTATGGCCAAATGGGTAAATACGTCATTGGCAATCTTGTATGCGTGCATGGTTCTCGTGCTGGCGAAAACCCAGCTGCCTCAATGGTCAAAAAGTTTAGATCGTCTGTTATCTTCGGACACACACACAAAATCCAGGAATACCACATCCAAAACGCCCACGGAGAAGACTTTGTTGCCCTAAACATTGGGTGGCTTGGAAATCAGCGTCAGGCTGCCGATTACATCCAGGACATATCCGACTGGACTCTTGGCTTTGGAATCACCTGGCATAAGCCGAGCGGCGCGTTCTTTCATCAATTGGTGCAGATTTATGTCGAGAAAGGGACCCATCAATGCCTATTCAAAGACGTAGTCTTCAAAAGATAAAACCAAAGGACCTGGTTGAGGTTACTTTTTTAGACCATGTTTCAACCGTTGGGGGCGTATCTGAACCCATTATGTGCAGGGTAATAGGCGAAGTTATTGCTATGGACAAACAAGCTATTTGTACTGCAAGTTGGCTTTCAATGGATAACGAAGCACATAATTGTGACAGCCACACAATTCTTATTGCGACAATAAAATCAATAAAAAAATTAAAGAGATAGTCCCCCCAAGGCCTTCGGGTATCTGGGTTTAGTTAGCCTTGAAGGGACCACTGTGCGTTTTCGTTGGTTTTTCGTTTCTTTGGGGAAGAAACAACGCTGCTTTTTACTATTTTTAAACAAAACCGCAAGCTTTTTTATCAATTTGTCCTAAACAACCAACTTTGTAACAAAACTGTCACTAAACGACAGGATCAAACAAAACCTTGGAGCCACAATGTCCCTGCCATTTGCACTTAAAGAAGACGATAAAAAAAGGAGCCGCCGTGATTGTAGAGCATCGAAGTGAGCGCGAAGAGCGCCCAAAGAAATTTTAGGATTAGAAGCCGCAGCAGAAGAACTTTTTAAAAGCAATGGAACGAAAAGACGTGCAAGGCATGGCCAAATGCTCTAACCAGTGCTTTTTATCTTCTAGACGCAATGCCACACGCTGAGGGAGAGCACGAGTAATGCCGCTCATCGAAGGTAAATCAAAAAAAAACGACTCCAAAAGAATATTAAAACAGAAATCGAGTCGGGCCGTGACCCAAAACAGGCTGTTGCTATTGCCTATGCTGTAAAGCGAAGAAACATGGCAAAGGGCGGCGGATTGTACGCAAACATACACGCTAAGCGTGAAAGAATTGCTGAAGGAAGCGGCGAGAAGATGAGAAAGCCTGGAAGCGAAGGTGCTCCTACGGCAGACGCATTTAAACAAGCAGAAAAAACAGCCAACATGGCTGAAGGGGGAATGATGAAAGAAGCAATGTGCGCCCATGGTGGCAGAGTAAGCTGCAACAAGGGCTGTTACGCTGAAGGTGGAATGGTGCAAAACGAAAAACTAAATCCACATCATCAGCCCGCAATGGACCCGCAATTGAAACACCAAATTGCAACAATGAAAAAGCCCGGCATGAATTTAAGCGAAGTTGCTAAGCTTGCAATGGGCGGAGTCGTTGAGCAAATCATGAAAGAACGAAAGAAAATGGCCGAAGGCGGAATGGTTGAAGAAGAAGAAAGACTTAGAGAGCCTGACTTTGAACCCGCGATGGACTTTTCTAATTACAATTATATGGAAGACGACGAGCACGATGTTGAGCCCGTTGAGATGAGCAACAAACTTGTCGGCCAAATCATGACGGATAGGAAAAAAAGAGTTTCAAGCTAATGGATTTAAAGGACTTAAAAGACCTTCTTCGGGTTTTACGAGATAAGGGCGTTACAGAATACGAATGCCAGGGAGTAAGACTAAAACTTTCAGAAGACGCCCCTTTATCTAAATACAAACGGCGGCAAGAGTTTGCAGAAATCGAAGGTGAGCCCGAGCTGACCGAAGAAGAACGGCTTTTTTACTCTGCGATTCCCCCCATGCAAGCAATTGAAGAACAACAATGAGTTTAAAAACAACTTTAAAATCTAATAGCGGAAGAACAACCAGAGTCTATAAGACTACTGACATGGGGATGCAAATAGATAAAGGCTACAGATGGTGGGAAGCGAGAACAACCGAAGAACGAAAAAACCAACTTCTTGCCACTGTAGCTTTTTTAAAACAAGGCCAAAAGTTTAGACAAGAAGAGGCGAGGGTTTACAGTCAACTATATACTGGAAAGCCAATGGTCGGGTATGCAGGCCCCGCGTTCAGTAAAGTGAGTAACCCGCTCAATATTTCTCCAGGAAGACCCACATACAACCTTATTTCCTCTGTTGCTGACACTTTAGTTAGTAAACTCACTCAAGATAGGCCTGTGCCTGTATTTCTTACCGACAACGGCGATTACAAAGAAAGAAATTTAGCAAAGAAACTCAATGATTTCATTTTAGGAGAGTTTTACAGAACAAAAGCTTACCAAATGGGAGAACAGCTTTTGGTCGATGCTCTTGTGCAAGGCACTGGAGTTTTAAAGATACATGAGACCATGGACAAAAAGGTTGGCATCGAAAGAGTTTTGCCAATCGAACTTTTTGTGGATTTAGAGGAAGCAAGATTTGGCAATCCTAGAAGAATGTATCAAGTGAAATACATGGATAGGGCCATGGTTGAGAGTGCCTTTCCTAAGCATAAAGCAATGGCCGCTTCTGCTGACAAAGGAATTTTAGAGCAAAGTGACGCAGCTAGAAGCGTTGCTGATTTAGTAGTCGTTGTTGAGGGATGGGCATTACCAAGCGGTGAAGATACAAACGACGGCCATCACTCTATTGTTTGCAGCCCAGTGAGCTCTTTGGAGAAAAGTGGACCAAACAAGAATTTCCTTTTGTGTTTTTGCATCACAAGAAAAGC